ATTAGAATGGATTAGAGAGCTTCCTATGAGCTTCTAGATGGGTTGTAGGTTGGTATGGTTGGTGGTGTGGTTGGTGGAGTTATTCGTAGTCATAGTTTGAAATCATTTCATTTAGAATTTTAATAGCTTCTGAATGAAATTCAATCTTTTGTTGTTTCACCATTTTTTCAAGAAGTCCATCAAACACTTCTGAAAGATATAATACAATTTGCATATCAGTACCATTGTTAGAAGCTAGTCTATACACTCTTAAAGCATTTGCAGTTTGACGCATTAATTTAGTAGTATTCATAAGGTTATACCTCTTTCTTAATTTATATATTCATTATACAGAATTAAATAAATTTTGTCAATAACTTTATATTACATTTATGTTACAATTATATTTCTTTTATATTACAAAAACCCTAATTGTTTATTAGGGTTTAAGGTATCACTTATTTAGAAAAATTCGAAAAGTTCCTTTCTTTTGTATTTTTTATCTTATATTTATAGTCTTTCTATATTTATTTTATTAATTTATTATTATCCGTTTACTAGATGGTTTTTATCCCATGCTGAAAGCCATACATCACCAAATTGACCAAAGCCAAATCGTCTGTAGTAGTATCCACCATAATATCCACCATCGCCAGTATCTGTAATACTGTTTTCGTCAATTTCAAAGCTGAAATACATTCCAGTTTTGAAATCCCAATCATTTCCATCAGTAACATTGTCACCGTTGCTATCAACCCAATTAATCAATGCTACTGGAATACCATTTTCTGTCCAATCAAAACCAACTGGAACTAGTTCATCACACCGTACTTGCCAAATTCCATTGTGAAGTACAACACTATCTGCTCTATAGTATGCTTTCTTTCTAATACTCCGACTAACATTTGATGGAGCATTTGTAACACTACCTTGATATCGCCAAACTTCAATATAAGACAAACCAGTTTGACATGCTCTTAGGTAGTAATCGTTCCAATTCCAGATAGAAACAGCTGTACCAATAGCACCAGATGTACTATAATCTGTACTAATAAACCGTTCACTATCCATCATAGCACCTACATGTCCACCAGCACCTCCAGATTGGCTCATATCAACACCCCATGACATTAACACAATGTCATTCCGTTGTGCGTCCCAATCTTCATTCTTTGCAATACGCACCCAACCATTCTTAGCCAACCATTGACCAAGTGTAACAGTTGATGGTAAACCTTGAATATTTGCTCCAGCTTCTTTCAGAGCTTGTGAAATACTTCCTGAGCAGTCCGCAGTACCATCAGCACCATTGCGACTACCAGTCATAGAATAGGTCAACTGACCTACTCTATTTTCAAACCATGATACAATTTCCATTATTTATTCTCCTTTGTTCAATTTTTCTTCAATTTCTTTCAATTCTTTTTCTACTCTTGTTTTTAAGAATGTAGGTACATATACACCCATAACTGCTAAATTTTCCATAATGCTAGTAATATAAGTAAGCATTACCATTAGTAGAACAGAATTAGCAATTACTTGTGCGTGAAAGTAATATCCACCAGTCATCAACATTGCATAAAATAAAAATGTTGTGGTGTGTTTAATTACCCCCTTTGTTCCTACATCACTAGAAACAACTTTCCATTTAAGAGCCTTTAAATATCCTGTTGCAAAATCAAAAAGTACCAAGAATAGAAAGATAACAAGCAAATCACTTTTGAAAGCTTGCGATACTGCGATAAACAATCCCATAAATTCACCCCCTTTCTATCTATACTCTATACCTCCTTTCTTTAAGATAAAACAAGTATATCACATAACATTATAAATGTCAAACAAAATCTTGTCCATAATCAATCATTTTGTCCATTAATTCATCAAAATGTAGTCCGTTTTCATCTTGTTTTGGTATCAAATCTCTAGCGGAAATAATTCCTAGTTCCGTTTCAATATACATTAAATCTTGTTCGTCTAGTAAACCCATTGATAAATTAGATTTAACTTCTTCCAATATATTTTCTTTCTCTGTTGTGTGATATAAAGGGTATTTTCCCCCTTGTTTTAAGTCAATAAAGCTATCATAAATGCTGATAGTCATAAACTGATTTAAAATGCTCTTGGTGCTCTTAATTTGAACACCATCTGAAAATTGGGTCTCAATGAATTTTTCAAAAGGAACATCTGATTTAAAACTATTAAGTCTAACACCGCCAGCATGAATTTTAATTTCATTATCTACTTGATAACAATATTTCTTATGATTTAATATATAAAATTTATCTATGTTTTCGTTTTCTATATCCCATTTACCTAAATTCATTTTATGAAATAATTCTTTAGGTAAGAATTTAAAAGCCTTTTTATCGAGATATAAACTGTCTGTGTCACAGTACCAAAACCATTTATCAATATCCTTACTAATATGTTTTAGCGGTGATAAAAGATTATACATGGCATAAGATGTTACTGTAGCAGAAAACAACACATTTCTTTCCTTATTACGAAAACCACTATTAATATTATAGTATTCACCTTCTTTATCTATCCTAAATAAATCAAAGAACAGTCTAAGAGCAGGTACACCATAAATACCATTTAAATTTACTTTAGAACCTGCTATTTCATCAGCAGTAAATACTACATCATTTTTTATTTCTGTAAGTGAAATATCTGTTGCGTTTTTATAGTCTAATTTATATTTGGCTTTTCCTTGTGTTTTAATATAATAATATTTATCTATTATGTTTTTCGCCCCAAATTCAGAACATTTAAAGGTGACATAAGATGAAACAAATAGACTATCAATATTAAGATTGAACAAATCATTTAATAAACGTATGCTATTTGTATTTAGGTAAATTTCACCATTTACAATCCTGTAATATTTTACATACATTTGTTTTATAATCTTTGATGGTATCATGGAAATTATATCATTAAATTCATCTATTAACATTGTAAAAAATGATATTTCACCATCTTTGAATGATAATTGTAAATGCTTCATTTTTTCAGAATAAGAAATAGGATACATAGGAAATTTTTCATTGAACATAACATAAGGATAAGAACTATTAATATCTAAACTAAATCCATTCTCCAATATTTTACCTATTTTATTATCATTATAAAAATTTAGTCCACCATTATAGTAATTGTTAAAGTAATCAAAACAATTTAAATCTTTAAATTTATAATCACCAAAGGCAAACAGTTCTCTACCTCTATTTTGTTTTAAAAGTTGAAATTCCGCCTTTTCATTATTGGAAATATATGAATGTTTAATATTACTAGTAAATGTTGGCTCTTTATATGAAAAACCGAAGAACAAATCACTATAATATTTTATTCCTAAAATTAGTATTATTACATCATTTCTTATATAAATCTTTTCATCTTCTGTTAGATTAATGAAAATCTCCCTTATATAACCCTCTAATTCATTATCAGTTATATCATCATCTAAATTATATTTAATATAATCATAGTCTGTTTTTAGAAATTCTTCTGTAATTAAATCTTTATCAAGCAATTTCTTACCAATAACTGCTATACTTGTATTTGTTTTAACCCAATTATCCTCTGTCTTAAATTTAATACCATCAAGCTTAAATTTTAACTCTAAATTATTTTTACTTTTTACACGTTTTTCTAATAAATTTCCATCTTCCAAAATCGAAAATGTTTCTGTATTATCGTTTTCAATAGCATTTTTAAGATATTCATTTACCACTTTACAGTCATAATATTTTATCAGTTCATATCTTATAAAATGATTATCATATCTATTACCATTGTGTGCATTTAATACATACGGTTTAGACTTCTTAAAATAAGGCTTCGTCCATTCAAAAAAATGTTGAAAATTATTAAATATAATATAATACGTTTCATCATTTAATATAAAACCAATCGTGAATGAGTACATCACACTTTTTAAAAGAGAGGGTTTAATATTACCCTCTTTAAAATTATAAGTAAATGTTTCTATATCATAAGCTAGTAATGTGTATCCACGTTTAATATATTCAATAAATTCTTTAATGTTACCATAAGGTTTATGATAAGTTTTCATACATTTTACCTAATTTTTGTAGTAAAATTCTTTCCTTTGAAATTTCAACTTTTTGTTGTGTAGTTGTTGTGTTGTAATTGATTAGTTTAAATAGGTTTAAATCCATGTAATTAGGATTATTATAAATATAATTTTTACTAAATGTGTTAGTAAATTTAATAATATCTTTCCTATATTTGTTATGAAATGTATCATTAAAATATTTATTTGGATACAAATAAACAACATCATCTTTTCTATCTTCAAGATTTAAACAATACTGGTAGTCACCCTTACTTGTAATATCAATAACATAATTACCATTCCATACATAAAAATTAATATATTTATCACTTTCAAGTTTTATTACTGATGCACAAACTTCTGATTTTATTTTATCAAATAATTCTTTACTAATTAAATTGTGGTGGTTAATCTCAAACATACCGGTAAAATTACTGTCATTTTCAACATCAAAAATAGATGTATTTTTATTTTTGTTGACTTGTTCATTTTGTCTTAACTCTATTAATTTATTACCATATTGTTTAATAGTATTCATTTTATGTTTTTCAATTAAACTATAAAAATCTAACCATTCCAAAACTGGTGAATTAAAGTTAATTGGGTTAGCAAGTAAAATCATTTTAGGTTTTATTCCAAATGGTCTATCCTTTGGTTTAACCCTATCAATAGATTGATAAATAGTCTTTATTTTTTGTAACTCATTCGGTACATAATCATCATCTAGCGCAAGAAATTCATCATAAACCATTAATGGAAATTCTTTCAATTTAAAACTTGAAAATTTAAGGTCACTTGCATTATTAATATCAGCAATTAATCCGATTTCCTTATCTTCATACCCTATAATAATATAATCTTGTTGGTTTACATACCATAAATTTTCTACTTCCCAAAAGCCCAAAGTTTCAACCACGTTATCAATTAGATTACGAAACAATGTTTGTAATTCCCAATGTCGCACAATAAAGATAGGTTTTAAATCTAAATCATAACCCATTTTAAGACAAGCACCTATTGTATTGAATGATTTACCATCACCACGATTTGTAATACTCAAATAAACATCTATTGTATCTTTTGTTAAATCATCTAACCATAAAAGTTGATTATATTCTTTAGGTATATATTTTTTCCTATATTTTTCTAACCATTTTTTATATTCTTTTTTTAATTTAAACATTAATTTTTATTGACCTTACTTTCTTTTACTATTTTATCAATGAAACTAAACCATTTATCAGCACCACCATATCTAGCTGGTAAACTAGATGGTACATGTGCCCTCTCCCAATATACATATACATTGTCTACACCCTCTTTAGTACTTTCAGAATTTCTTAGACATTGTTTTAATATATTTCCGTTTGTTCCGTCAGCTTCAAAAGCGTATAGCATTTGAGTTTTAACAGTCCACATATCAATATTTTTTGATTTTGCATAGTCCCAAAGTCCTTTTGTTCTTAAACCAGTCCATTGACCAAGTCCAACACCTACCCAGTGTTTACCATCATGAAAATATGTACCCTCATCTAATACATAATTAGGATAAACTCTATTTTGGAAATAAGACCAATTATAAAATAAATCTTCTACGGTTGGTGTAGTATTTTTATCAGGATTTTTACTTTGTAAACCTGTAAAATCAGCTTCAAAAGTTTTAGGATTTATATTACTTTCACCAACAAAATTACCAACTAACCCTGCTATACCATATGCATTAGCTTGAGGTTCATATTGTAAACAAATTTTAGTAATTAATTCTACTTTTTTTTCTTCAGTACTTTCATCTGATGGGATACTTGATGGATTTAAATTAACTGGTGAGCCTTTTCGACTTTTACCATTCCAATTAATATTTTTATTATTACTTTCATCTAATCCCTTAAATAGATTATCTTTTAAACCATTAATAAAATCTTCGCTCAAGGTAACTTTTAAAGTATTCATTTCAACATCAACATTTAATATATTATTTGTATATAAATCATTTGATGTTTGATAAACTCTATTATCAAATACTTCAACAATTTCATTTAACATATTTTCTATTCCTTTTTTTATTTGTGATAAATCAAGAGATTTAATTGCTCTCCCTATATCTATATTTGGTTGTAAAGATTTGCCTGTTTTATCTTTTTTAGCTTCTGCAATACCGTCACTTGCACTAGCACCATCATTTATAACCCATGCACCACTAAAACCTGCACCACCACTTTCAATCCAACCACCAATATTATCATTTGTAATTGGTCCTCCCCAACCATTGGTATTATAATTTTGTTCCAAACACCAACACCAACCACCTGATTTAATAGCCACATGTCCTGCATCAGCATTAGTAAAGAAAACGATAGCACCAAGGGGGAGAGTATCCCATATTTTTTTTGCATTAGCGTCATTGTTAGGGTCACCTTGTACTTTTCGAACATTTGATGGTACGTTATTATGATAGATGTCTTTAGCATATAAACCACCTGTATTTAAACCTAAACCAAACTCTTGATTTAGTTTTACTATTAGGTCAACACATTGTGCACCCCATTGTCCGTCCATATCAAAAGCTTGACCAAGATGATTTTTACAAAAATTATAAAGGTCTATATTTTTAGCCATTTACACTCTCCAATTATTTACTAAAATAGGTCTATTTATCTGTTTATTTTGTGTTCCGTCATAATGCCAAAATTTTACACCATTTTCAAAAATTGTTTTAAGTACAATATTAATTTGTGGGTCTGCTTCATTTAAATACCAGTTGCCTTTAAATTGTACATAGTTTACATTATTCATACTATTTACTAGCTCTAGTTGTTCCAGTTTTTCATCAAAATCAAAACCATATAAATTATAGTATTGTTTTAGTTTATCCAGTTCAAATTTATGTGGTGATGAAATTAATAAATGAATACCATAAGTACTATCCTTTAGTAATAAACTATTAGGATAATTTCCATCATTTACTTGATTAGCATTTAAAGCCAACGTTTGCTTATCAGCTTTTTGTTTTCGATAATAATCATATTCATCAGAAAAAGCACCAGCTACAGACCCTATACCACCTTTAAACGTTGAGAACACACTCATAGCATTAAAGAATTTATCTTGAACAGAACTATTACTATCCATGATTTTTTGTGCTCTCCCAGAAATAGTTTTACTATTATCTAATTCACGATTGTAAGCCCCTTTAGCCCATTCTAGTTTGGCTGTATCTATTACTGTACTCATTTTATTAAACTCAATAAATGATAAATTAACATTTAAATATGTACCTTTTTTATCACCTAGTTCATTATTATATCCTATAGGATAAATTTTAAGTAAATTATTATAACCTATTGTAGCAACCGCTCTAAACTTTAAACCTTGGTATAATTTTGATGGCTCTAAAGGTACTATATTTCCGCTAAAATCAGTAAGTTCAAAAGTGAAATATCCATTCCTTAAAAGGTGTGGCATGTTGTCAATTCCTAACATATTTAACAATGTATCTTTTTCTATATTTATTTGACCTAAATCAATTTCTTTTGATTTACCACCTTTTTTGAGTTTATAAAATTCCACTTCACTATCTTTGAATTTAACTTTTTTCTGTTCTTCTAAATTAACAAGCAAAGCTGGTATCTGACAAGCTTCTTTTATATTTTGGGCAATCCAAGGAAAAGATGATAAATGTGTTAGGAAACTATCCCATTTTTCAGATGGAATGATATATGCATTTAACATTGATTTCATACCATCAAATACACCACCTGTTGACGAACGTAAAATAGGTTTTTTTTCTGTACCAAAATCAGCTTCAAGGTCAACGCTTGTTGTTAAAAGAATATAGCTTTCAAGCATTGGTATAGATAGGTGTTTAATATACTTTAATGATTTTACTTGTAAAGTATCATCTGTATTTCTTAAATATTGTTCTAATTCATTGTACCTATTTTGTGTAACGTGCTGACGAATAATTTCTACTTGACCTATTTCATTCAAACGATTACCTTGACAAAATGTCATAACAAAATCTGGCATAATCGTAACTTGTGTTGTGTTATCGTTTAAGTATTCATAATCTGTTATAAAGAAATAGTAACGTCTATTTTCTTTTTGATTAGTAAAATATCCGTAATTAAATTTTAATAAGTCCTCGTAAAGTTTAGGGACTTTAAGTAAGCCCCTATCTCTACGAAAATTGAAAAGACTTTCAAATTCTAATTTATTATACCTTTCGAAAAAATCATCTCTAATCTGATTATTTTCAAAATGGATTGTATTTTGGATATTAACTAATTCTGTATTTTCAAAAAAAACAAATTTAGTTAAATTCATGTTTGGTTATCACTTTCTATATATTTTGCTTTTTTCCACTCATTGTTAGAAAATATATTTACATGTGGGTTTTTTGTACTAATTTTATCTAAATAGTCATTTGGTATGGGATTATTGTTTATAAAAAACCTCTTTTTTTGTTTAGGTAACGAAATGAAATCGGTTTTTTTAGTAAGTCCTTGTTGATACGTATAAGTATTAATACTATAATCTTCTAATATTTGTTGTTTTCCTTTACTAATATATATTTCAATATAGTCAGTACTTTCAGAGCCTTCTGCTTTAAACTTACCTATTAATTTTTTCTCAGTTAAATATATAGAACCTGTTTCATCAATTTTATATTTAAATTTATCCTTATTTACACCAAAAGATATAGATTCATTATAATTATCTTCAAAAACTCCAAAATAATATTTGTTTTTATCCAAAAATAATTTATCTCCAATTTTTTTGGTATATATAGCTGATTGTGACCACCCTATTAAATTAGAAATTGAAATTTGTTCAGGTGTATTTGTTTCTATTTCCCATTCATCTGTTACATTGTATAAATTTCTAACATAAGTATCAAAATGTCCTTGTAAACTAAAACCACCATAAAAAGAACTAAATGTAGTGTTAGTCGCTTCATAATTAAATTTTATATTATCATTTATAACATCATGTTCATAAGCCAAAATTGAATACAATGTAAAATTATCAGAAGCTAATAAGCCTTCACCAAATGTTAAAGGTGATAAAACTTGTTCAGTTTCAATTAGAAATTCAATAGTATAATATCCAATTATTTCATTATTAGCAACATTTTTAAAAGTTAAACTATACCAGTTACCAACATTTTCTTGTTTTACTAAATAAGGGCTTTCAATATTATATTCTATATTTAATTTCAATTTAGGTCTAAAAGCAAAATTCTTATTCAAAATTTGTCTTTTTTCTTGCCCTTCAATATAAAACATTGCATGTTTTCTTAAATCAATATTATATGACATTATTTCACCCACAAATCATTTTCACCCTCTGTTTTACGAGTGGTGATATAACCTTGTTTATTTTCAGTGGTATAAACATTAATATTACCATGTGCAATATTACTTACTAAATTAAATGTAGCAAGTTCAGCACTATCTGTTGCACCGCTCGTATTTAGATTATTTACAATCTTTTCAACTGCTCTATTAATATTATCAACTTTTGGCTTGATTTCAGTTAATTTATTATCAATTAATTCATTAACTTTTGATTCATTTACTTGCTGATTTTGATTATCTGGTACTCTAATATTGTTAATCTTTTCATCAATTCTTCTTTCAAATTCTTGCGTCTTTTCGTCAACTGCTCTAAGAATATCTGCTTTAAGATTATCAATTTTAGTGTTTAATGCTCTAACATCTTTATTTAATTCTAAAAGATAATTAGTAACATCTGGATTGTAAAGCCCATCATTTTCAATTACAAGAGAGTTGGGGCTTTCCAAATCTTTGTATGTTCCGTCTAATTGTTGATATTGTAATCTTTTTACTAATTTTGATAATACAAGTTCACATTTAAGATTAATAATATCGTGCCAATTTATTCCACGCTCTTTCCCTTCATCAATCCAGTCATATTCTTTAGTATATTTTATAGCATTTGTAGACTGTACATTAATATTTCTACGTGCTACACGATTAGTAAGCCATGTTAATTTATCTAGATAACGACTAGTGTTAGCTAAATAATCGTAATAAGACGGTGCATTTGTATTATAATCACGTCTATCATCATACCATGGCTGGTAATGGTTTTCCATAGACCAATTAGTAGACCATGGATATTTAGCGTGGCTTTCCATTTGATTAAAATTATCTGTATTTCTTTCTTCCATTTATATTACCCCACTTGTGAAAATAAAGCTAAATCTAGCTTATTCCAAAATTCATTAGTAATTTTTTGATAGTCAATTAATGTTTTTAAATCATGACTTTCTGATTGATAAGTAGATACATTACTATTAGATGATTTTCCTTTATTAATAGATAAATCATCAGCATAATCAATGCTATCTTGATTTAATGTAACATTAATTTGTGTTTGAGGTTGTGAACTATTAATATTGTTAGTTCTGTTCTCACCTTGACTATCACTTGTTGTTCTTGTATTTGATTGACCTTTTAACCATTTATCAATTTCATACATGTTTTTAATAACATCTTGATGTTCACTAACAAAACCCACTAATAAATTATTCCATAAGTCAATAGTTTGTACTTTTATTTTACGGTTATAAAATTTGCTTAAAAGTTCCTTTTCAAAACGTTTTCTATTATCTCCGAGAAATTGCAACCCATAAGTTAAATAATATTGTACTAAGTATGTTAATTCGTTACCATCTTCTTGATAATTACTTATCATTCTACTAATATTGTAGTTAGGATTGTTGTGATAAAGTTGATTAAATTTATTAGTAAAATGTGTTTCAATATCTGCATTATCAATTAGACTTGTTAATATACTATAAAGTTTTACAGTCATTTAATTAACATCTCCAATCTTTCAAGACTTGAAAGTTCTTTAACCATATTTTCAGAAAATTCAGCATGAATATCCATTTTGTATCTTTCATTTAGATATTTAAGTGCGTTGTTCCTAGCGAACAAATAGATATTCTCGTTAGACTTCTTAAAAGATGCATTTGATTGAGCTTCTTCATCAGAAACACCACTTTCTTTATCTACACCTAAAGAAGAAAGACCAAGCATAGAATTTAATTCTGAAAGCTTGTTTTGGAATTCTCTCTTTAGTTCTGTTAATGTTGATGTAATATTTCCATTATCAAAACGTATAATATTTTCATTTACATCAAATTGAACTGATGTTTTAATAGCTGGTGCACCATTGAATAGGTCATCAATCACTTCTTCTAAATCGTCACCGTTTAAATCACCCCTAAAAAAAGTCATGACTTTTGCTTGTAAAATAAGACTAAAGCGTGATAAAGAAATTTCAGCAATTTCTTCTGCATAATGTTCTATAATTTCATAATCATTAATATAATTATATACCTTGTTTTGAATAACAATAAAATTACCATTTTTATTATATTGATTAAGTTGATTATATTCTGGTAAAATATACGCTTCATTTATTAAAAAATTAATATCTTTTTTAGTATATGTTTTAGGTAAAAAATTATAATCAAAATTATTTTTATTATTACTGTTTACATATCCTAAAATTACTATATCACCTGTAACATCTTCACCAATAGCAACATTATAGTTATGTCTTAACATGCTTTCTAGTTGAATTAAATCAACCTTAAAACGTTCATCGATATTTTCATAAGATATTGTAAATGGTAAAATTTCAGCGTAACGGTTATATATAAGTTTATAAAACCTATTTCTATGAGAAACGACCCTTTGCTTTATCTTCTCTTTAAAAGATGTTTCTATTGTATTAAAATCCATTTATACCCCTTATTAATAAAAATAAAGGGGGGCGAATATACCCCCCTTAAGTTTATCCGCCGATTACAATTTTATTGTAAAATGGTGAGATTGATTTAAAGCTATAGTAATGTAACCAATAGTTCCACTCCTTATACTCAGGATTGAAGAAGTTAACTATCATATCTTTCGTGTACTGTTTGTAGCGAATTGCTCGCTTATCAAGCACCAAAGCAAAGTTTTCAGTTGTTGGTTTGATTTCTTGTACCTTATCCGCTCCAAAAATTGATGTTACATCAAAAGTAAAGATTGTACCAGCTTCAATTACATCACTTTTTTCTGATTGATAATCTCCCATTGCAGAAAGTTTAGTAATTTGGTCGTTTGTTGACAAAGTGAAATCTTCTTTAAGTTTGTACACACCGCCCAAATCATTAAATGAAATGATTTTATTAGTAATATCCAAACCTTGAATATTGTAGCTAGTTGCAATTTGTGTGTTTAAAAGGTCAGCTTTAATTTCATCACTTGTAATAATTAGCAAATCATCAATACTTGATACTGTTGTATATCGTCCAAGTGCTCCACCAGACGCTGTAGATGTTTCATTATACTTATCTGAGTTGTTTTGCATGTTCAAAATAGCTAGTGACAATTTCTTAATAACTTCTTCTTTAGTAGAAGCTGTTCGCTTTTCTTTAGCTACATTTAAAGCATATTCAATTAGCATTGCTTTAAATTCAGCTTCTTCTGTAATGTTAATGTCGGAAATTTTCTTTTTAAGTACACCAATAGCATATTTTGTAGCATCTGCAAGTGTAATAAAATTTTGACGAACATCGTTATCATTAAGCGTAAACTTAACCTTACGAAACCATGAATTACCATAGATTTTAGAAGCAATCAATGGATAGTTGCGTTTAAGGAATAATTCCTCTTTCTTAGACAAGTTCATGTCTACTGGTACACTATCCAAAATAACGTATTCCTCAGAATATTGTCCGATAAAATCTTGCTCTACTGCAAACCGTTGGAAACGATTTCCAAGGATTTCTGAAACAAGTTCTGTTTCTGTCAATTTAGGGAACAAGAATTTATTAACAAATGTCTCGAACTCTGTTTTATTGGTAGTAAGATTTCCACCGAAAGTCCAAGCCGTTCCATTAGCTTTATTAAATTCAATAAGTGCTTGTTTACTTGCTTTTGCAATTCCATTTGCCATTAAGCGTTACCTCCCAAATTTTGTAATTTCTTTGTGTATTCATCTTCTTGATTAGTTTCACTAATTGACATTGATGAATTAAGTTCATTTGATTTATCAAGCTTTTCTGATTGATAGTGTGATTTCATAAAGTCCATTCTATTTTTCCTCCAAAAGTTTTGCAATTTCATCTTCTGTTTCTTGTTCTGGTGTTTCTTCCGGTGTTTCTTCTGGTGATTCTTCAGTTTTTTCTTGTCGAGTAGATGCTTTGATGGTTTCAACATCATTTTTCAGTCCCTCAAGAAAAGTAATTAGTTCTTCTTTTGTGTTAAGTTCCATTTTTATCTCTCTTTCTTTTTAATATAAGAATGCATAAGTAACAATATTTACCGCATATTTATATTTTTTCTTTGTATAACCATTGTATAACTCCGATTTCATATTATGATTAAATCTTTTTATACGTTTCATTAAATTAGTGATAGAATGTTCACGAATAGCTAACACAGACATAAATTGTTGTATATGCTTATTCTGTTCATCATCAATAGCATTATACTTAATTTCTCTTTTAACATCTGCAAATTCTTCTAGTATTTTTTTATACTTACCAGATACAAGACTAGCTAACTCAGTATAAGTGGCAGGAGAAGTTATTATTATAGGTTCTTTTAAATGGCTATATAAATTTGTAAATAATACTTCGTTAGCGCGTCTTAACATGTCTAAATCTGTAACATGTGTTTTCTGTATTTGTACCCCATATGTAAATTTAGAACCGTCTCTATCTATTGTATATATATTTTTAGCATAATCTGAACTATCATAAACTGTATTTTTATATCCTTTTGAAGGCGCTCTTGGTAGAGCCATCTTTCCTGAGATAGATTTACTTTCGTATCTATCCCAATATTTTTTATCACGTTTCATACATTAAAATGGTAGGTCTTCTTCTGACGCTTCCAAATCTCCAAAAGGATTTGTTGCTTCAACTTCTAAGATTGTTCCAACTGGTGCAAGAATTGCTGTAATCCGGTAAAAATCATTTTTTCCTTTTTGTGCTTTTACTTTTGTGATGTTAAAGATTACGTTTTCCTCTGTGTACAAATTAGGGATTGTTTGACCGTTTTCATCTTCAACTGTCATAATCATTTTTTGTGGTGCTTCATCTTTTACTGATTTATAATGTTTTACAGTTTTAGCTGATTTTACAATAGTGTAACTTTCTGCCCCTTTTTCTTTAGGTGTGTAAAGTGGTAGACCGAATTTCTTAAGTTTTTCAATTTCTTTCTTGTCTTTTGGTACAATATAAATTGTTTTTGTTGGTGTTTCTTGCTTGAAATCTTCAGATACTTTGTTTGATGTGGCAGAAATGCGTCCTACAAGGTTAATTGATGTGAATTGTTTTTGTTCTTTTGTCATTGTTATTTTCCTTTTCTTTTAATTGTTGTGTTATATAATTCCATAATATAGTAACTATCTTTTAGTATAGTAAATAAATAATTAAGTTGTAAGTTATTATAGTAACCCAAAATACAGCTTTCTAATTCTTCTAATATATAAATAATTAAAGATTTGTACGTGGGGTCTCTCTCCTTATAGCGCTTAATAGCGCTGATAATGTCGTTTAATACCTCTTGTCTGATAAAATCACCTCCTTTCAATTTGTTTAATATGATTATAAAAATCATTATAAATATTATCA